ACCCCTGGACTGTCCGGAGAGGATCACGAGATGCCGATCACCAAGACCATTCACCCGGTCTCGCCGGGTGCCGGCGGAATGCTCATCACGCTTGACAAGCCGCTCGATTTCATGGGGCGCGACCTGCCGTCCACCACCGCCCCGCCGCAGCGGCTGCGCATCGAGCCGAAGACCGGCGCGAACGGCGCTTCGCAGCTCACCGCGGCCGGCATGGTGGCCATGGTGACCGCGATCAACACGCACTTCACCGGGCTGTCCGCGACCAACCGCGACGACATCGCCACGCGCCTGCCCGGTGGGCTGTCGGTTACGGTCACGCCGCGGCTGATCGAGGTACCCTGCCACGCGGCAGGCGTCAACACGCTGGCCGCCGCGCTCCAGGCCGTGCTGAACACGGGCGCGAACGTCACGACGTACTAGGAGGGGTGCCGAGATGCGGGTAGGCGCTGAGGACAGGCGACAGGTCGAAACGGAGATCAACGGCAGGCGGTACCGTGCCCGCGATGGCTATTTCGACTTCGGGGACCGGCATGACCACGCCGAAGCACACATGCGGGCCGGAAATCTGCCGACTCCTGCGATCGGCGCACCCGCGCCACGCGGGACCGGCTACGTGTGCACCGGCTGCAAGCGGCAAACCTACTTCATCACCTGCGGCAACTGCGGGTCCGAATGCACCAGGGAGAACCGATCATGACCGCTAAGCCGAAGAGCAACGTGCCTGCTCTCGACCTGCCGCCCCGCCCGCCGTCCAAGGTGGAGCAGGGTCTCGCGGCCGACGCCAAGCCCGACGAGCGCGCGGCCGAGCTGGATGCCGCCATCGCCGAGTCGGGCGAGTCGCTGGCGGCCAAGCGCGAGCGCGCCATCGCGGCGATGGTGGAAGCGGGCTTGTCGCAGGAATTCGCCGAGGCCGCGTTCGTGCTCACCGAGGACGGCGCTGAGGTCAGCCCGGCCGACGTCGCCGAGGCCGTGGGCGAGGCCGAGCGGGCAGCCGACGATTTCGGAGCTCCGCTGTGCAAGCACGGCTGCCACGGCAGCTCGTGGGCAGACATCCCGGCCGAGCGTGACGCCGTCGGCTGCGAGCACGGTTCGTTCCCGCGCAAGCCGTAAGGGGCGCAGATGCCTGTCGTGACGTACCGGGTGGCCGGGCCTGTCTACAAATGGGAGATCAACATGGAGGTCGTCAACCTCTCGGTGCTGTCCCGCGAAGACGTCCGGTTTCCCGTGTACGCCGACGCCAACGGCGCAGCCGTCGACATGTCGACGTACACGGTGGAGGTGGCGCTCAAGGGTGACGACGACCTGAACGCCGACCCCGAGACGGGCGACTGGAAGGGCGCGGCCTGGACGCTTACCGCCACCGGCAATTGGGTGGCCGCCGTGGAGGTCGGGCCGGGCACGTCCACGGGCGCGCTGGCAGTCGGGCGCTACCGGGCCTGGCTGCGCCTGACTGCCAGTCCCGCCGGTGAAATCGTCGTGCGTCAGGCCGGCCAGATCCGCGTTAGCTGAGTGTGGCCGAACCCTCACGCAGTGATCAAGTAGAGCAGTACCTCGCAGCGCTGGACTTGGAGGACGCCGTGCGACGTGACGACCAGCTGACCAGCGCCGAGCGGGCCGCGGCCTGCCAGGCCCTGGCGGAGTGCTGCGGGGTGCCCTGGCGGGCCGAATGGGTGGTGCGCTGATGGCTGTCGGATACCTCACCGGATCGCCCGTGGTCAGCGTCAACGGCGACGAGGGGCCTACGGTCGTGCTCGACGCGGGCGAAGTCGGGGCCGACGTGACCGGCGCTGCGGCAGCGGCGCTCACCGCCGCAAACGCGTTCACCACCGCTGCCGTGGCCGCCGCTCTCGCCTCCATCGCACCGGGGGCGTGGGTCCTGTCCGGGCCGACGCCTGCCACTGACATCACCCTCGCGGCGGCATGGATCGCCGACGTGTCCGGAACCTACTTCCCCTTCAGCTTCCGCATGGGGGCGTACGGAAAGCTGGAAGGCTCGGGACGCATCAACACCACGACCAACTACACGGCCGGGGTGACGATCTTCACGCTTCCGACCGCGCTGCGCCCGACGTTCAACGTCGTCTATGACGTGCGGATCGGCGGGGCCGGCGCGGCGGCATCGTTCCTGACCATCACCAGCGGGGGTGTGGGCAGCCTCAGTACCAGCTTCACCGCCGGTGCGGGATCGTGGCTTGAGCTCGACCCGATCAGCGGACGGCGGACGGTATGATGATCATCACCGGTGTGGCGGGCCAGGACGTGCCGCTGGTCTCGTTCTGGCGGCTCTACGAGGGCGGGCCGCTGACCGACCTGGACGCCACGCCGTCCATCACCATCACGCGCATCAGCGACGGCGCGGTGGTCTACGGGCCGTCCAGCGCGGGTGTGACGCACCCCGGAACCGGCACGTACGGCTTCACGTGGCAGCCGGACTCGGCACTGCCCGGCGGGTACTACCTGGACAGCTGGACGGGCCTGTATCTCGGCGACGCGGTGTCCAGCGACCCCGAGCAGATCAGCCTGTCCAGCGCGCCCACGGCGGCCAGCGCGGCGGCCATCGGCATCACCAGCACGCAGAACGTGCGCCCGATCATGAGTGTCGACATGTTCAAATTTCAGCGCCGTCGCGGCGTCTCGCTCAACCTCGTGCCGCAGGGCACCGAGAAGGAGAATGACGCGGCGCTCGCCGGCATCATTCAGCAGGCCACCGACTGGATGTTCGGCATCTGCCTGCAAACGCTGCACGCCACCGTCGACACCGTGCGCGACACCGTCAACGTCAACCGCGACGGCTACGCGCGGATCTACCCGCGCTACCGCCCCATAATCGCGGTGACGGGGGTCAGCTTCGGGGCGGACGTGGAGGGCCTACAGGCGATTTCCAACCTGGCCGGCATCGACGTACAGACCGACCATTTCGCCGTGCCCACGACCGGCACGGGCGGGCCCGTGTGGACCAGTCAGGGGCCGCTCCAGTTCGGTGCCGTGGCCGCGCCGATGTTCCAGGCGCTCGTGCAGTACAGCTACGTCAACGGCTACCCGCACACCTGGCTGACCGAGGCGGCCGCGGCCGGTGCGACGCAGATCGCCGTGGCTGACACCACGGGCATCATCGAAGGCAACACCTACCTGACGATCTACTCCGGGGCCGGCCAGTACCGCTTCCTGGCCGGCGCGGTGTCCAACGCCGTCAACGGCCTCGGGACCGGGCCCGGCTACGTCGCGTGCGCGCCGCTGCCCGCGGCCGTGGCCAACAACGACGTCTACCCGACGTTCGTGTCCGCGATGCCGGGCAACGCGATCGAGGCCGGCGCGCTGGCCATCAGGTCCATCATCAAGTCCAGCAGCGTCGGCAACGTCGCTGCCGGCACCACGGCCAAGTCCGGGGCGCAGACCAACCGCGACCCGCTGGGCGCTGGTGCGGACCTGGTGGCGGCCGAGGAGATGCTCTACAAGGGCGGATTCGTGGTGCCGCAGTCATGACGTGGACTCCGAGCCCCAACCCCGGCGGGCGCAATCGCGAGCTCGTGGCCACCGCGCTGGCCGAGTGGTTCCTGGCGCAGCACATTCGCGGGCTCGACGCCGTCCAGCCGACTCCGCGCGGACCGGCGCGGGTGGACTGGGAGAAGGACGCGATCGGCACCGCCGGGCCGCGCTGTCAGGCCGTGATCTCGATCCCGCGCGCCCGTGAGTCGCGCGAGGCGGGCAGCGGGCCGGATGGCCGCGGCGGCAAGATGGCGCACTACGACGTCGAGTTGGAGCTGTTCTACCTCGCTGGCGAGCCGGTGGACTGGCAGGCTGCCCAGTTCGACTTCTGGCGCATCGTGGACGCGCTGAAAGACTGCCTGCGCGGCAACGGCCGCGACCTCGGACGCCCGGACGTCATCTTGCAGGTCGGCGAGTGGCCGCGCGAGGACTCGGTCACCGACGTCCTGGACGATCCGATCGATGCCGAGGGCGGCGTCTACCTCACCGGTACGATCAACTTCACCGTATCCCAGTACATGCAGCAGCAGCCCGCATAGGAGCCCCCTGTGACCAAGGAAAAGCGCGAGAGCCACGACCTGACCGAGCTGCCCGCCGAGCAGATCATCGCCAAGGCCGACGAGCTGAGCGCCATCGCGGAGTCGATGCGCGGCAAGGATGCGGCCGGTGCGGACCGGGCGGCCGCTGCCGCGCAGGTGCTGCGCGACCACGTGCAGCGGCGCACCCTCGCCGAGACCGAGGCAGCCAACTACGCTCGTGCCAACGCGCCACGCGAAGACGACCCCGAGGAGTAACGCCCATGCCCACCCCCACCACGTATCCGTCCGCGAAACAGCTGCTCGGGCTCGCGGTGGAGACCACGCAGGGCACCGCCGTGACGACGCTGGCCGCCAGCTGCCCGGTCAAGGCTTTCGAGCCGAAAGATAAGTTCGTCATGCTCAAGGACGACGCGCTGCGCGGCTCCATGGTGGAGCAGTACGGCTCGGTCCAGGGCCCGAAGAACACCGAATTCAGCATCAACGGGCCGGTGTTCGCCGATTGGCTGCCCTACTTCGTGCGCAACATCCTCGGAGACCTGACGACCACCGGGGCCGGGCCGTACACCCACGCGATCTCCACCCTGAACAGCGGCACGGCGCAGCCGTCCAGCCTGACGCTGGTGGACTGGCAGGGCCTTACGCCGACGTCGCAGGCGCGGGTCTACAGCGGCTGCTGCCTGTCGGAGCTGACCATCAAGGGCAACCCGGAATCGACCCTGCTGGAGTGGTCGGCCAAGGGGCTGGGCTGGTCGTCGTCGGCGTATCCGACTGCGCCGCCCACCTACACGCTGAGCACCGACGCGCCTTTCGCCGCGTGGCGCACCGGCATCGGCGCGGGCGGCACCTACGGGGCCAGCCCGTCCAACGTCATCCGCAACTGGGAGGTCACCATCACCCGGGCGCTCAAGGTGGAGTGGACCAGCCAGAACGCGCAGACTCCGTACATCATCCAGCGCGGGCCGGTCAGCGTGGCCGGCAACTTCTACGTGTCCGTTCCGTCCGATGAGACCTATTTGAACTACTGGCTGTCCAACACGCAGCCGCAGTTCCAATTCCTGATCGACAACGGAGGGCTGACCACGGCGCAGCGGCGGCTGACCCTCGACATCCAGTCCACCGCATTCGAGTCGACGGAGATCAACCGCAGCGAAGAGGCCGTCGGCTACGACTGCACGTTCAGCTGCAACGGCAACACCACCAACGCGGGTGCGAGCCTCGGTTACTCGCCGATCAAGTTCACCACCATCAACAACACCCCCACCGGCTACTGAGTGACGCGCGCGTGATGGATACTGCTCCCATGAGTGACTACGACACCCCCGAAGAGAACGAATCCGAACTGCTGATGCCCGACGGTGCCACGCGGCTGCCGTCGGGCGGCTGGGCTGTTCTCAAGCCGTTCGAGCAGCTGAACGGCATCGACGTGCGCCGCATCCGCGCCGCGCTCAACCGCGAAGGTACCGGCGAGATCATGGGCGGCGCGCTGGCCATCGGTATCGGCGCGGTGGTGATGGACTGGCAGGTCCCCGGTCGCGACCGGCTGGCTCTGCCCCACAACAACGCCAAGGTGCTCGACGCGCTGCCCATGCTCGACCTGCTGCACCTGGAAGACCAGGTACGCCCGATCGTGGAGCGCATCATGGGCAAGGAGAGCAAGGCGGGCGAGGCGGACCCTTCGTAGCCGCCGAAGGACGCATTCGGGCCCTGCTGGAAGGCGGGACGATCGCCGAAGGCGTCCGGGAGGCGGAGACCGAGGCCGACCACCTCATGGCCGAGGCGCTGTACTACGAGAGTATCGCGCAGGCGTACGGGTGGCCGCCCGACGTGGTGGAGCGCCAGCCGGCCGAACTGCTGAACCGGATGCTCACCGTGTCGGGCATCCGCAACGAGGTAGAAGAGCGCAAGGCCAGAGCTGCCGGAGGGTGACGCCGTGGGCGGGATTGACGCGACCGTTCACGGCGTACCCGAATGGGGCGCGGCGATCGACGCGGTGATGGCGCGGGTGGATCGCGAGACCGACCGCGGCATGCGCGAGAGCCTGCGCATCGTGGAGCGCTCGTATAAGAAGATCCTGCGCACCTACACCCACCCCGAGGGCACCCCGACGACGTCACCACCCGGCCAGCCGCCCGCGCTGGTGACCGGCACGCTGATGCGCTCGGTGAAGTCGCGCGGGCCGCGGCCGGGCCGGCGGCGCTACGTCTACGTCGGCGAGGTCGGGCCCACGGCCGTCTACGCGCGCATTCAGGATCTGGGCGGCCGGGTGCGCTCACGCAACCGCGGGCACGTCGGGCCGCAGACCGAGCACAGCTACACCCGCATTCCGGCCAGGCCGTACGCCAAGCCGGCCACCGACCGCGTGCGCCGTGACGTGCGGCGGGTTTTCCAGCGTCGCTGGGGCGCGGCGCTTACGGCATGATGGTGCCCAGACGATCGAGTGGAAGGGTGGTAGGCCGTGGCCGCTGACGGGTATCTGCCCCCGCTCGTGACCGAGCTGAAAGCCGACGTTTCGGGCCTTGGCAAAGGCATCGAAGAGGCCAAGCGGATGGTCAAAAAGTACAAAGACGACGTTGACGACCTCGGTGACGGCTTCCGCAAGACCAAGACCGACGCTGACGGCGCAGGTAAGGCCGTCAGCGATTTCGAGCGCCTCGTCCGCTCCAAGATGCGCACCGGCGAGAACGCCGTGTCGGCCATGCGCACGGAGTGGGAGCGGCTGCAAAAGCTGATCAAGGATACGAAGTCCTCCCTCGCGAAGGGGGGTGGAGACTCCGGCGGGGATTTCGACGTGCTGCGCACGTTGACCAAGGACGCGGCGCTGCTGGGCGGCATCGCGTCCGATTTCGGTATCAGGCTGGCCGATGCCACCGGCAAGGGCATAGCCAACGGTGCCGCGGCGTCGGGCCCGTACGTGCAGACCGCGATAGCGACAGCCATCGTCGGCGCGGTGGTCATCGCGGCTCCGGTGATCGGCGGTGCCATCGCCACCGCGGTTACGCTCGCGCTGGGGCTGGGCATCATCGGTTTGGCCGCGTACATCCTCAAAGAGGACCCGAAGATCAAAAAGGCGTGGGAGAAGCTCACCGACACCACATCGGGAGTGTTCGAGCGCGCGGCCAAGTCGATGAAAAAGCCTTTCATCGAGGCGCTGAACTTCTTCCGCAAGGAATTCCCGAAGCTTGAGCCCACCATCGCGGCCATTTTCAAGGCGGCTGGCCCGCTGGTGATGCCGCTGGCCGAGGGCATGTTCGGGCTGGTCGCCAACATGCTGCCGGGCCTGCTCGACGCGGTCATCAACGCCGGGCCGGCGTTCGAGGAATTCGGCAAGGGCCTGCCACTGGTCGGCTCGGCATTGGGCGAGTTCTTCAAGATCATCACAGAGAACAAGGAAGGCATAGCGCTTTTCACGGCCGACACGATGTCTTTCGTGGCCAAGACGATTCTCGTACTCGGCTATATCATCGCGTTCCTGACCGACGCCTATGTCTGGATTCGCAAGGTGGCGTTCGCGACCGATGAGGCGCTCAGCGCGGTCGGAAACACGCTGCTGGAGTGGTACACCGCGGCGAAGACGTGGATCAAGAACCTGTTCAACAAGCTTGGCCAGGACATCATGAGCGGCATGGTCGCGGGTATCAAGTGGAAGGCCACCGCGGTAAAGAATGAGATCGTGGATGCCGTGAAGTCCGCATGGGAGGCCGCGAAGGGCTTCCTTCAGACCGGCTCGCCGTCCAAGCTCTACATGGAGCTGGGCAAGTACACCGTGCAGGGCTACGCCAAGGGTATCGACGTCGCGACACCGGACGCATGGGCCAGCTTGAAGCGCATGACGGTGCCAGGCGCGGCCAACCCGGCCGTTGCCGCCGCCGCGGTGCCCTCCACGGGCGGGCGGGGCAGTCAGGTGGACGTGATGGGCGTGGCGCACATCTACCTGGACGGCCGCGAGATCCAGCAGGCCGGTATCAAGTACGCCCAGCGCGACAAGGTCCGCAACACTACGTCGGGTTGGAGCTGAGCATGACGGCCGACTACTACCCCGACTTCCACCATCAGGTGGCGTGGGGGGCCGACCCGAACGACATCCAGGGGATCGAGACCTTTGCCGCCGTCACGGACATGGTCCGCTCCATCGACCGGATGCCGCGCGGACAGCAGTACGAGCTGGCACAGGCGCGCGTGCAGGACTCGGTGGTCACCTTCCGCGACCCCGACGAGTACCTGAACCCGGCCAACACGTCCAGCCCGTACTACCCCTACGTCCAGCCGTACCGGCGGATGATCAGCCAGGCGGTGTGGCCGAAAGGGCCGGGCGCAAACTTCAACCTGCTGAACTTGAACAACTGGCGGGTGCCCGCCGACGGCTCGTTCGAGTCCTACACCGCAGGCGAACTGCCGGGGTTCATCACGCTGTCCGCCACCGTCACGGGCCCCGAGGTGACCACCACCAATCCGCAGGCCGGGACGAAGTCGCTCACGTGGACCACCGCCACCGCATCGGCCCGCCAGGGGGTGGAGTGGAAAGTCGACTGCGTGCCGGGCCAGCAGTACACGTCCAGCGCCTACGTGCGCCAGACCAGCGCGTCCACGCAGATCATCCGCGTGGCGGACCAGGTGCTCACCAACGACAAGTTCAACCGCAACACCGTCGCGAGCTGGGGCAGCGCAACCGCGCCGCTGGCCATCGGCGGCGCGTGGACGAATGTCGGCGGTGTCGCGGCCGACCGGTCCACCACCATGGCCACGCCGTACGCCGACGCGTACGCCACGCTGCTCATATCGGCGCTGGGCACGCGGCGCATCCAGACGCAGGCGAACAGCACCCGCGACGTGCGCCAGCGCGTGCGCTTCGCCGTCACCGAGGCCGTCACCGGGGCCGGTACGGCGTACCTGACCTGCGGGCTGACGGCGCGCTACACCGACGGCAACAACCACTACTACTCCGAGCTGCGCTTCGGCGACGACGGCTCGGCCAAGCTGCTGCTGTATAAGCGCGTGGCCGGCGTCCTGACGCAGCTGGGGACCACCGCCACGCTCGACGGCGTGACGGTGCAGGCCGGCGATCAGTTCTACCTGGACTTCTACGTCTTCGCCGACACGCTGCGGGTAGCGGCCTGGCGCGTTGACGCGCCCGTGGTCGACGTCAACGACAACCCCATGATTCAGATCACCGACACCGCGATCACGGTGTCAGGGCTCTACGGCACGTTCTTTGAGCTGCTGAACGCGACCAACCCGCTGCCCTACAGCGTGCGCACGCTGGGATACAGCGCCGTCGGCAGCGTGGAGGGCACCAGCACCGCCACCACGGGCAGCTACGTGCGCCTGTCGGTGACCTGGACGGCGACCGCGCCCCGCCACGCGATCACCGTCATCACCACCGCGGGCAGCGCCCTGGCCGGCACGGTCAACGTCGACAGCATCATGCACAACACCGGCGCGGCCGCGGGCACGTTCACCTCCACCGGCAGCACGGTCTACCCCGTCGCCACCCGCCATATCGAGAGGTTCCCGCGCAGCTACGAGGCCGCAGGATTCGTCGGCATCTGCCAGGCACCCACCGTCGACGCCCTGGCCGCGCTGGCCGCCATCAGCCTGCCCAGCGACTACGCGCGCGCGCTGGCCGAGACGGGCCCCGACTACTGGTGGCCGCTCAGCGGCGGCGACAACTCCACGCTGTTCCCTGACGCGACCGGCAATGCCCGCCCGCC